TTTGTGCGAACGTTGTTCAACGCCGGACGATCCGACCGTCGCAAAGATTGCACATCACAAAACATACTTGACGAAGCAGAATATCAACGATCCGAACGTCGCGCTTTCGTGGGATAATCTCGAAGCGCTTTGTCAAGATTGCCACAACAAAGAACACCACCGGAACGACAAGAAAAAACGGTACGCATTCGACGAAGCGGGAAACCTCATATCCCCCCCTATTCGCTCAAAATTTAGGGAGGGTTCGACACCGAGGGCGGGAGATTAAAAATACTCCGCAGGCGCGCGCATAACGGGTGTACGCGTTTAAGGGGGTGTGGGTTGACCGGATAAGGGGGTGATATTTATGGCGACAAAGAAGGACTTGACGAAAGAAGAAAAGATCAAGCGGGAGTTTTCCCGATTGAAGCGCATTTTCAAAGACTTGGATAAAAACAAGTTGCAGACCGTCGAAAGCCTTATCAAAAACGCGGCGTTCATGGCGGTATCCCTTGAAGAGTTACAAGAGATCATCAACGCAGAGGGCTACACCGTCGAATACCAAAACGGCGCAAATCAGAGCGGGACGAAGCAAAGCGACGCGGTGAAAACACATATCGCCATGACAAAAAATCACGCCGCAATTATCAAACAGCTTTGCGATCTTGTACCGCCGGAGAAGAAAAAGGAAAGCCGTTTACAGGCGTTACGGGACGAATAAAAATGCCCTTTTCAAATTACATTTACGAGTATTACGACGGCATTTCTTCCGGAAATATAACCGTCGGCAAGTGGGTTCGCCTTCTGTATGAATTCATCGTGAAGGGGCTTCAAGAAGGGCTTTTCACCTTCAACGCGAAGAAGGCAAACAAGGCAATTCGGTTCATCGAAAACTTTTGCCATCATTGCGAAGGGCGCACAGACCTTTTGAAGCTGGAGTTGTGGCAGAAAGCCGCCGTTTCCGTTATGTTCGGGATCGTCGAAGAGGACGGAACGCGCGTCTTTCGTGAAGTGTTTATTGTGATCGGGCGCAAGAACGGCAAAACGCTTTTTGCGTCCGCCGTCATTGCGTACATGGCGTACCTTGACGGCGAATACGGCGCAAAAATATATTGCCTTGCGCCGAAGCTGGAGCAAGCGAACATCGTTTACGATAACTTCTATCAGATGATAAAAAAAGAACCGGAGCTTTCCGACCTATCGAAGAAGCGCCGTTCCGATATTTACATCGAAGAAAGCAATACCGCGATCAAGCCGCTTGCGTTCAACGCGAAGAAATCCGATGGCTTCAATCCGCATTTAGTCGTAAACGATGAAGTCGCGTCGTGGCGCGGCGACGGCGGCTTGAAGCAGTACGAAGTTATGAAATCCGCGCTTGGCGCGCGCCGCCAGCCGATGATCCTTTCGATCTCAACGGCGGGTTACGAAAACGACGGTATCTTCGACGAATTGATGAAGAGATCGACCGCGTTTTTGAAGGGCGGAAGCAAGGAACGCCGCCTTCTTCCCCTGCTTTACATGATCGACGACGTGGAGAAATGGAACGACCTTGAAGAGCTTAAAAAAGCAAATCCGAATATGGGCGTTTCCGTTTCGCCGGACTTCTTCAAAGAGGAAATCGCCGTCGCTGAAATGAGTATGTCGAAGCGGGCTGAATTCCTTACGAAGTATTGCAATATCAAACAGAATTCTTCCGTCGCGTGGCTTGATTACGTCGTCGTTGACGGCGCAGGAATTCACGCGAAGCTGGAGGATTTCAAGGACAGTTACGCCGTGGGCGGCATAGACCTTTCACAAACAACGGACTTGACCGCCGCTTCCATCGTGATCGAGCGGGACGGCGTTCTATACGCATTCGCACAATTCTTTATGCCCGCGAACCGGCTTGAAACGGCGCAAGCGATCGACGGCGTACCGTATGACATCTTCGTAAAGCAAGGGATCGTCAAGCTATCCGGCGAAAACCACGTCGATTATCACGACGTTTACGAATGGTTTTCTATGCTTCGGGATCAGTACGGAATATATATCTTGAAGATCGGATACGACCGCTATTCCGCGCAATATCTGATCGACGACTTGAAGGGCGCGGGCTGGCAGACGGACGACGTATGGCAGGGTGAAAACCTTGCGCCAGTGATCCGCGAGTTTGAAGGCGTTATCAAGGACGGCAATTTCAAGATTGCCGACAATAACTTGTTGAAAGCGCACTTTCTCAACGTCGCATTGAAGCACAACATGGAAACGCGGAAGTTCCGTCCCGTGAAGATCGAACAGCGGGCGCGAATTGACGGCTTCGTTTCCGTGATCGACGCGCTGACCGTGCGGCAGAAATATTATAACGAAATCGGCGAAATGCTCAAAAATGCGGGGTGATAAAAACATGGGAGTTTTTGAAACTATCTTCCGGAAGCCGAAAGCCGACTTGAAGGCGGAAGGCTATTTCAAAATGCTAAACGGGTACACGCCCGTTTTCAGCAACGCGCCGGAAAGTATTTACGAAATGGAGCTTACGCGCGCGGCGATCCATTCGTTCGCGTCCTTCGCTTCAAAGCTGAAACCGGAGATCAGCGGCACGGCGCAAAAGAACCTTGAACGGACGTTGCAGTTCAAGCCTAATCCGTTCATGGATACATCGAAGTTCATTTACAGGATCGCGACGATCCTTTCGGTGAATAATACTTGCTTCATTGTTCCGATCGAAGATGAATTCGGCGGGCTGATCGGGTATTATCCACTGCTTCCTCAACGGTGCGAAGTTGTCGAGTACAACGGCGCGCCGTTTTTGCGTTATACGTTCGGGAGCGGGCAGAAAGCCGCGATCGAGTTTGAACGCGTCGGCGTAATGACACAGTTTCAGTATACCGACGATTTCTTCGGCGAGAGTAACGCCGCGCTTCGTCCTACAATGCAGTTGATCCACACGCAAAATCAAGGCATTATCAACGGCGTTAAAAATTCGGCTTCTATTCGCTTCTTGGCGAAGGTTGCAAATATGTTGAAACCGGAGGACATCACGAAGGAGCGAAAGCGCTTCACGGCGGATAACCTTTCAGCGGAAAATCAGTCGGGAATGGTGATCTACGACGCGAAGTTTGCTGACGTGAAGCCGATTGAAAGCAAGCCGTTCACGGTCAACGCCGCACAGATGGCGCAGATCAACGAAAACGTGTTTAACTACTTCGGCACGAACGCGGGCATTCTGCAAAACAAATACACGGAGGACGAATGGAACGCGTATTACGAAGGCAAGATCGAGCCTTTCGCGATCCAGCTTTCGCTTGTTATGTCGAATATGACGTACACGGCGCGGGAATTGTCCTTCGGGAACGCGATCACGTTTACCGCGAACCGCTTACAATACGGAAAATCCGTTCTTGATCCTGTTCGACGACCTTTCCGGCGTTTCTTCTACGGGTGTATGGAACGAAGCATTGCAGAGGATCGAATGCTAACGCGGCACGCTTGCACGGCGGCGGAGTTGTCGTGCGTGATCGGAAATATCTTCGCGGAGCTTTCCCCGCCTTGCGGGGGTTGCGGCGCGGAGCGGGTAACGATCACGGGAACAACGGTAACGGGAAACGCGGCAACGCTGACCATTACCGAAGCGGGCTTCGATTTCGACGGGTGCGCCGACGATACCGCTTTGCTGGAGGATATGCGGAAAGGACGGTGCATATATGCAAAGACCGGAGCGGGAACGGAAAGAACCTTCGGAATTCAACGTTATTGTGAAGGCGAAAGACCTTGTAAAGCACACCTTCACAATAACGAATTCGACAGAGCGCTTCCCGAAGAAATACCGATTTACCCTTGTAAACAGGATACAGGATAAAGCGGTTGACATTTACGAATGCGCGATTGAAGCGAACGAATTAGACCTTCGGGACGCGCAGGAATACAGAGAACGACAGAGGCTTCAAGCAAGGGCGCTGACCTATTGCAAGGAGCTTCTATTTTTCATAGAGCTTTCGCAAGAAATGGGCTTTATTTCAATGAGCAGTTCCGAATATTGGAGCAAAATGGCGCTTGAAGTAAAGTACATGATAACCGCGTGGAAGAAGCGGGATAAAACGAGGGCTTGAAAATCGTTTCGGGGTACATCTTGACACGCCTAATTCGTCGAACGCCCGCAACGTCCGCAATGTCAACACGGACGGCACGTTGAACAACAACAACGCGTACAACGGCAACAACGGCGTTCGCCCGCTTCGATGGAACACGCGAACGAGTAGGCGCAAGCCGAAAGCAGAATACCATCATCAAAGGAAGGTGTATCCCGTCGCCGCTATCCACGGCGGGGACAAATACAGGATCGCCGATACCGGAGCATGACGCGGAAGCGGCTGGCAAAGGTTACACACAGCGAGGATATTTTTATTATGACAGAGTTTGAAAAGATATACAGCTTTGAAAGCCTATATTATGCCTACCGAAAGGCGCGGAGGGGCAAAAGGTGGAAGGGAGCGGCGGCAAAGTTTGAAGTAAACCTTCTTGAAGCGATAAACCTATTGAGCGCGCAGTTAAAGACGAAGCGCTATACCATGTCACCGTATAACACGTTCGAGGTATACGAACCGAAAAGGCGCGTTGTTATGTCGAACGGATACAAAGACAAGGTTGTTCAACATTCGCTTTGCGATAATGTGCTTGAACCGATCTTGACGCGTTCGTTCATTCGGGACAATTACGCTTCGCAAGTGGGCAAAGGCACGCACTACGGGCTGGACAGGCTTCAAGAATTCATGCGGAGGTTTTACCGACAAAACGGCGTTGACGGCTGGGTTTTGAAATGCGATATTTCAAAGTATTTCTATTCGATCCGGCATGACGTTTTGAAAACCTTAATCCGCAAGAAGATTTCCGATCCGGACGTTTTATGGCTTGTCGATCTCATTATCGACAGCACAGAAGGAAACGTCGGAATACCGATCGGCAATCAAACTTCACAGCTTTTCGCCCTTCTCTACCTTGACGGGCTGGATCATTTCGTAAAAGAAAAGCTGGGTATCAAATTTTACGGGCGATACATGGACGATTTCTTCTTGATCCACAAAGACAAGGAGTATTTGCAATACTGCTTGAAGGAGATTGAAGCGTTCGTCGAAGATCGCGGGCTTTCGCTGAACGCGAAAACCAACATTTCCCCGTTGAAGAACGGTATTGATTTCTTGGGCTTTCATACGTATTTGACCGAAAGCGGCGCGGTGATCCGCAAGGTGCGCCGCCGGAGTAAAAACAATATGCGGCGGAAGTTGAAGAAATTTGCGAACCTTCGGGCGGCGGGACGGATTGACGATAAAACGATCGAACAATCTTATCAAAGCTGGAGGGGACACGCTTCAAAGGGGAATTGTTATCACTTGATCCGGCGCACGGATCATTATTACAACAGCTTATTCAATCAAAAGGAGGAAAAACCATGTCGCAATCAATAAGCAAATTAGCGGTGGGGGCGAAGATTGAAGTTCCGGTTCTTTCGGCGTATCAATCACGCTTCGGCGCGAAGCTGGTTTTCAAGATCGCAGACAAGAACCACAGCGGCTACCCTGCAAATTCGGTTACGCTGATTACTGAAAAGATCATTCAGATTATGGCGTTCGACGCGAAAGAGCCGAACAACAGCAACAGCGACCGCAAGAGCTACGGCAATAACCGATATTTGCATTCAAACCTTCTGCAATGGCTGAACAGCAATGCGGCGGCGGGTGCGTGGTATAGCGCACAACATAGCGCGGATCAAGCGCCGACCACAAAGGATACGCACGTAACATATAACGCGTATACATCTTGGGCGGGCTTCCTTGCTATGCTTGAACCGAAGTTTGTTGCGGAGCTTTTAGACACTACGCAGACCGTAGCGAAGAACACCGTAACCGACGGCGGCAGTTACGAAACCGTGACTTCAAAAATGTTCCTTGCGTCCACCACCGAAGTGGGACTTGCAAACGAAAACAGTATCGCCGAAGGTTCGCTTCTTGCCCTGTTCAGCAACGACGCTTCCCGCGTCGCTTATCCTACGGCGGAATGTGTGAGCAACGCCGACGGTTACACGAACAGCGGCTTTGCAACGTCAAAGGGCTGGTATTGGTGGCTTCGGACGCCTGATTCGTCGAGCGCCCGCTGCGTCCGCGGTGTCCCCACGGACGGCACGTTGAACTACTTCAACGCGTACAACGGCTACATCGGCGTTCGCCCGCTTTGTAATCTTAAATCTTCTATCTTGGTATCTGACAGCCCGAACAGCGACGGAAATTATACGGTAATCTACAATTCCGCGCCTTCCGCGCCACCCAGCATTACCGCGCCAGCAACGTGTTACAGCGGGCAGAATATCAACATTTCTTGCGCGGCGGCGACCGATCCGGACGGCGACGC